AAGAAGGTGTCAGTTCATCATCTGACACCTTGAAACCACTTTCAATACTAACGGCCATCTTAGACCTTAAAAATTCGATATATTCCATGTTTGACTTTATTTTGGGAATTTTTGATTTAATGTTTTCTTCATTGACAAACTTCCAAACATACCCATAGGCACTTTTACGTTTCCCGTTACACACCTTGGATATATCAGCATGATAGAAACCTAAAGTTTGCTTTATTTCTTTTTGCGAACTCCACCTTTTTACAAACACACCTTCTTTGGTGTATTGTTCAATTGGCTTCATCACTTTTTGCGCTGCAACCTCTCTGACTTCATGAGAACGTCTTTTTTGAACGTGAGATAATTTTATTCTCGTTTCAATAGACAAATGCCCTCCAAGAAGTTTGTTCCTTATCTTATTTTTTGTTTCTTCACTTCGAGAATATCCATACATACCACCGCCGCCTCTTGTGATATTGTAACCATTTCCAGATACGTGCGAATGAAAAAAATCTATATAATACTTTTCTTTTTCATCTAAAATCTTTTTAGCAACTGCTCTTTCTGAATTTTCAATTTTGAATAAAACCTCATACTCAAAATTATCAAAACCATATTTTTTGACAGCACGGTCAAAGGCAGATGTTTTTATGTCTCTATGACGTTTATGTTCGTTTCTACGTGACCTTTCGTAAAATGTCTGCCCTATATATATTTTTCCATTTACCTTATTGGTGTATTTATATATAATACCAGCCATAAAACATGATTCTTTTAGTTACATTATCGGCATAATATTATCGGGTCAGATTGTACCAATCAGTTTCTTCTTTCCAAGGCTCTTCAATCCTCATGTAATCACAGCCAACGTGTTCCACCTCGTCACTCTCCAAGTAAGTAACCTGCCAAACACGAAGATTCTCAGGAAAGAAGTCACGGACACTTGGTAGAATGTTCAATTGCATGGTCTTATTCGTGAACTTACCGAAATTGGTACGTTTCAGCAATTCATTGTTGCATTGCTTGAAATAAGCCATATCTGCCTTGGTCTTTGGCATACAGATGATTCCATCACATAGCTTGATTAGGTCATCTATCTTCCAAAAGTCACAGAGAGAGGTTTCAACAAATACCTTGCGCTTAATGCCAGTCACCTCATTCATGGTGAAGATAGCCTGCAAAAGTCTCTCCAGATTGCGCTTGAAAACAAACGGCTCACCACCACAGATAATGATTTCATCATAGTCCAAAGAAGCAACAACTTCTTTCGGCTCAACTACATTATCAAAGGTCTTTTGAGGCCAATCGTCTCGCAAAACTCCTGTTACGAACAATCTTAAACTTTTCATGTTATGCTATTTATTTATTCGTGCATTACACACTGATAGTTTCCTTATTCACGTCACCAGTTGGCTCCCATTCAGAGAAGTACTGGCTTTCAGTTTGCTTTTCCATACAAAATACCTACTATTTCAAGATTTCTTCCTATCTTTCTCGTTGACAAATTCAAAATGTAACCCTTTGTATGCACGACCCTTATTACATGATTCACGGATGCAATAACCGCTTACACCAACCTTACGGGCGCAATCCTCAACAAAGGGGAATACCTCTCCAGTTTCCTTGATACGTACTGGCTGTTTCCAGCCTACACGCTTGCGACCAACACGCTTTGCATAGTTTATGGCACTGATTTTCTTCAATTGGAACTTGAAACCTTTCTCTCGTATTTCCTTGATAAACCTATACGCCTGGTCTGCCCAATTGAACACCTTTTCATCTACGCAATGCCCACCTTTCAACACCTGTACAATGAACTTGTGAGCCTTATCAGTACCATTATCGAAGTTCACATTCATCACCATACGGATAGGGTCACTCTCCCAAGTAAGTTCAGGCAGGGTTATCCCAACGGATTCCATGTGCGCTAAGAGTACCTGACCCTTTGCGTCATAGTCACCTCTCCATTTCTCTTTAGTAGTGTCGCGTACTGGCTTCTGCTTGAAAGCACGATAACCGCCGCCTATTCCGCAGGCAATCCAAATAAAATATTGATTCATTCTTCCTTTTGCTTTAGATTTTCACGCACCCAATCGTAGTAGCTTTTGGCTACTTTTTCGATTTTCTCAATGTCTCTGTCCTCGGTTAATTCCAAATCTGCACGTCCGTCGTACCAGTTACCCATGATGATTAGAATGGTAACACCTATCTGATTCCTCTTGAATTTGCCTACGGCTCTGTCACCATACTTGCGCCAGTCATAGACAAGGAAGAATATCTGATAGGATGGAGTCATACCACTATTGGTTTTGTAGTAGTCAAACCCTTGCCCCCAATGGTAATCTTCACGTTGGAAAGGAACTCTGCCTAAATACTTGGTATAACCTCTTTCGGCAAGTTTCTTCTCTAATGTTTCCAGTTGTTTTGCAGTCATAAATTAGGTAAAGAGAAAGGGGTGAGATTCGGTAAATAATCCCACCCCGAAGTAAACGTTTTGAGCCAAACGGAGTTTACTTATTCAGTTCTGCATCGGCAGCTTCTTTCTTAGCACGTTCCTCTGCAAGGTTATCAAGATGCTTATCACGCTCCAACACACCAAGGAGTTTAGTCTTGGTAATGTTCACAATCTCCCAATCCTCAGTAGAGTCCTTATAGACGACTTCTTTGATAGCTGTGCGAGCTGAAACGTCAGAAGTCGCCTGAACCAAGTGGGCACGAGTGCGTACCTTAGTCTTGGTCTTAACACCGCCCTTGCGAGTCTTAACCTCAACTTCCTCGGTAACGGCAACCTTTACAAGCCAGAAGTCCTCAATACTACCTTGGTCGTTAAAGCAGATTTCGCCATACTTAGGACGGACAACTGCCTTAATCTTGATAGCACGGTTAGCACAATTCATTTCGGCACGAAGTCGAGCTTCTGCCTGAGTGAAGTCAACTGCCTCTACGCAATACTTCTCGGTCATGGTCTTTTGCAGACCCTTCTCATTGGTAGTGGTGTACTCAATCGTACCCTCGATCCAAAAGCCACTACGATTTCTTAAATTCAATTCAGCCATTTTACTTGAACTTTTAAAATTAATAAACACGATTACGTCTCTTACGTCTGTCATGACGGAACTTTCGTGCGTACCTTGCACCGAACAAAGCTATCTCGTCATTGTTTCCGTTAGCCTTGTGAGGCTGTCCGTAGCCTTTTGGTGCAGGGTCATAGCGACCTGGTATAACCGTCATAATTCCGTTTACTGGTTCACGATGTGGAACTAAAGCACGATGCGGAGGCATGAGAGTTCTTACATACCTCCCTTTCTTGTCGAACTCGGCGACAAAATCATTTCTTTTGAACTGACCCATAAAATTTTATGATTTAAAAATTAACTTATAAGTGAAATATCGTATCAAAAAGTGGTGTAGCTAACCGCCCACATGATAGGCTGTGACATGAGCCACAAGAAAGTTAGCAACAATAGTAGCAACAAAATTTCCAGTAGCCGTGAACGATGCCTGATGTCGCAACGGACAAAACTCATTATCCCTCGTTTGTAAGGGCAACAGAGTTTATTCAGCACATCATACTTATCAGCACCATAGGCAAGCATCATAATACTAACACCAAGGTTTCTTGATGAATACGGCTCATAGACTATTCGGTATCTCCCTAAGTAGGAAATACAAAGCACCGAATACACGCTTGTCAGTACCCGGTTGATAGCCGACTGCATACGTGGACTATTTCTTTTCTTGTATCTGAGCTTCATCCTTATTCTCGTTTAGATTCCAGCCATTCATCTTATAGACAAAACGCCTTGCAGAGTCCTTAGATGGAAAGTCCATGATGAACTCTCCAGTAGAAGTACCATTTCCGTGATTATGGTTCTTCCATACACCCCACATTCTACGATGTGGCGCATAGTAGAACTGACCTTCTTTCATTTCTGCTGCCATATATGATATGATATTGTGTCATCTTCCACAATTACCTTTTCATCGGCTTTGTCGTACATCTGAGTGAATTTACTCAGTTCATACGATAGAGAGTCGCGCTGATGTTCAGCACCAACGACTCTTGCTCTCATGCTTGCAAAGGTAAGCACCCAGACTAACGCTACGACCACAATAGCGGCTCCTAAGACGATGTTAGGGTAGCTGCCAGTAAATCTTACCATTCTGCACCACAAAGCCCTCAGTAGGCTTAATACAGCACCGATTAAACACGTCACGATTCGGAATATTCCCCAACAGAATTTCCGAACACCTGCCAGTAAGCAAGTTAGCCACTGGTGGAAGTCATCAAATAAAAGATAGTTCATAATTTTATGTTTTAGAATAAACTTAGCTGTTTCGGTTCAATCCTGCCTTCTTTCGTAGAAGGAGTAATAAATAGATTCTGATAGATAAAGAAAAGAGGTGCAACTGTTATGCTGTTTCCTGCAAGTCTGTATGCAGCCGACTTACTGATACCACTATTGAGTATGGTATCAATATCGTTTTCCTCAACGTCCTGCAAACGGAAACACTCACGTTCCGTAAGTTTGCGGATGCGCATTATAACAGGAAGTATGTCATTGCAGAAAGGAATAAAGCTATCCTTTGCCATTTCCTTATGTGCTTGCGCCAAAGTGTACTCGCATAGTAGCTTCAATGGTCCCTCAGGATTCCATTTCTTAAACAGCCTCTCCATGCGTTCAAGTGCTTTGTCGGTGAATTTGCAAACTTTATCGTCTGAATTATTCGCTTGATACATTGCAGGGAACACAATCTTGAACAATTCCAGGCACTCGTCCTGAGTAGCCTCTTTGCCGTATGTTCTGCGATAGTAGCGATATACGACCCTCACGAATCTATGAAAGTCGTTATACATCTTATTCTGTCTCATATACTAAGTAAATGTTTATCTGCTGTGTAGTAGTAACCGTTGGTGCAGGATTCTTGATATTGGTTATTTGAAGTTCGCTGACACCTCGTTTGTCATCGGTATCTGACTGGTAGGCTCTGATATTGCCGTTTGGCATTTTCTTGAATCTGATGAAGTCTGCTCTGCTCATGTCTCATATACCTCTACTAACAAATTATCCTTCGCCTCGGCAGTAGTCAAAGCACCCATAATTCCGTCTTTGGCAACGTACTGAACTTTGCCTTGGCTGTATTTAGCCCCTGCATCACCATGAATATGCCTGCGCTCCCTTTCCTCAAAGGTACGCATCTTTCGTAGCTGCTGTGCGTCAATCAGTCTCATATACCAAGCAAAGCATTGAATCCTTTGTTATACTCGTTACGGAATTGGCATACATTTCAGAGTTAAGTTCGAGCTGCTGTATATGCTCTGATACGCTCCAGTCACCTTTGCTTCTGCCACGATAGGCGCAACCAATAGCCTTAATCAGTCTCATAGATGTACCAAACATACTTAGGGCATTTATAGTCCGTTGCTCTTAATGCAGGAGAAATAGGCTTTACCATAGAATAACCACTCCAGTTTCCTTCCCATTCCTTTGCATGATTGAAAGCCTCAGATATACCCTTAATCAGTCTCATAAGCCAAAACTATTAAACTATGGTCTATGTTCTGAGTCAGAGCATTTGAGACTCGCCAACGTCCAAACTCAAAAGTCATTCCGTTATCTCTCATTCTCTTAGCACCATTCTTTGCGTCAATCAGTCTCATAGACAACTCTAATCTTAGGTTCGACTCCTACATGGCACCCACAAATCAATGTTGGTGCAATGCCGTTCGGCTCATAGACCATACCATTTTGCTTCGATACCCAAACGTTACCTATCACAACAATCTTATTCGTTCTCATAGACTACTGCTGCAAACTGATCTGTATTGCCTCCTGCTCCAGTAGAGCCGTGAATGGTGTTCGCCACGTCCTTACGATGATAGTTCAGTATCTCGCCATTGTCACGGCTACGAGTATAACCGAAGATGAAAGAATCAATCCGTCTCATAAATCACCATTACACCAGTTGCTCCCCAATCGTTCTGATACTGAAAGTTAATGCGTCCAGTCTTGAAGTACTGGCTTTTGAGAGTCCTACAAGTACCATCTTCTTCTGTGTTCAATCCTCGCAAATCGGTGGGGGGGGGTAATTTATTGGTTTTCAATAACTTGCGTGACATAATACATACAATTACCATCTATACGAGCCTTGATAGTTCCTGCAACGCTATCATTCCAAATGCCATTGTAGGTATCTAACCAAACACCATCTTTCATAGGTGGTGTATTGCTTTCTATTAGGCTTTCAAGACGAACACCGCCAGTAGGCTTATTCCGTTTCATATATCTCATAAATAACGTTTCCTACGCTGCGATACTCATTTGCAGTAACGGTAGGGCAAATATCCTCATGCAACCAGCCTCGCTTGTCTCTCTTGCACTTCCATTCCATTTCTCTATTAAGAGGGTGAATACTGGCAAGACAGCGACTTGGTGGTGTTTTAATCAGTTTCATACACATACATCACACACGTCTTACAATGTTTGTCGTGGGTATAGTCACTGATGGCTGCAAGTTCATATCTGGTATTGATAGTGTACGCTACACCACTTACTGCTGTGTTGTACGGAACTATCCTACTGAGCAAAGATGAAGTTCTCCAGTCCTTCATCACCATCGGGAAGGAATTGCATTGTGCCGCCATTTTCCGATTCCTCCAAAGATTTCTCACAGAACCTAACAAGCATTTCATCAGAGAGGAAGTACTTTTCATCTACATTCTCTTCAAGAACGTCTCTTAGGCAAAGTTCCAAGGGAAACTCCTTTGGGAACTCGTAGTTTGGAATCGGTGTACCTTTCTCACGATAGATAGAGACACAGAATACTCGTTCTCTATGTTGTGGCACTCCGAAGTTAGATGAATCAAGTACCTTCCAGTAGTTCACATATCCAAGACCTTCAAGAACGTCGAGCCAGTCCGTGAAGTCTGCCATGAACTTTTTTTGAGTGAGCGATTTCACATTCTCCATAAGGAGATACTTAGGACGTTTCTCCTTGATTGCTCTTTCGCACTCCCAAAGGAGAGAGGAACGAGTACCGCTATCTCGCTTGAATCCCTGCTGCAATCCTGCTGCACTTACATCAGTGCAAGGCCAAGAATAAGTGAAGAAGTCAAAGTCTGGCACATTCTTCCATATTATTTGAGAAATATCACCATAATTGATGATGTTCTCGCCCTTGTGTAAGGCCATATAAGCGGTTATTGCTGTTGGTTCAATGTCAGAGTAGCCAACTACTTTGAAATCGAACTCAGGGAAATACTCTTTGAGCCTCTTAAAGGCAAGTGACTGGCTACCATAGCCGCCAAAGGCCTCAAAGACTCTCAGAGGTTTGTTTACGTCAAATTCCATTCGGTGATATTACTCAAATAATGTTACTTACACATATTCAGACACGCTGCCTTGAAATCGTTACCAAACTGATTATCCTTCCAAGGCTCTGCGTAAATATCAACACCCACTGAATGATTCAGGAGTGATTGAAAGAAAGGAGAATTACATTGATTGCGATAGTACCATTTCTGGCAATCCTCGCTATCAGTGTAGATGTTCACTGCCATACGCTTATTGTTCTCACAAAGCATCATGGCACATATAACGGCAATCACCTCACAATTGAAGTCATCGGCAATGGTGTTTATACCCTCAAAGGATATTCCGTTTTCCCACCTATGAGAGCCATAATGAATGATATTGCCGCTTTCTACAATGACAAATGCAGACGTTTGGTTGTGTCCGCAAGCGTATATCTCGGTAATCATCAGAACGGCAAATCATTATTGGTGTTAGAATCAAAAGGAAGTCCATTGCTCTTGGATTCCTGCATTAGTTCCTGAACGGTAGGAGTTCCATCGTAATTGATAGGCAACTGCTGTGCCTCTTCCCAATTGTAGATGATATTCTCTGCAAGATCGTTCTTTAATCGGTTACTCTCCAGTTCAAACCAAAACTCAATGTAATGCCCGACAAGCGAACCCTTATTACGGAACTTACCAATCTCAATGACGTTAGTACACTTGCTATCAAGTATGTTCTGATAGGTGAACTTGTTCATGATTGGCTTCGCATTGTTGATGAAGTCGGTATTGACCCTACTAAGAAGGAATACGTTATCAGCTTTGTTACTGATGTCACCACTACCACTGATATTGTCGATTCTGATAAACCCGGAAGTCTTGTTTGGGTGAGCAACCAAGTGGATATGAATATCAAGTTCCTTCGCCAAGTCATTCAGACGTTGAAGCAAAGCACCCTGACGTTCAAACTTATCTGAATCCAGTTCACGGAAGTTCAGCACCATCAAGTTATCAAGCAGAACACAATCAATGTCCTCTTCATCCTTTAACCGCCTTACTTGGTCGCTGATTTGAACGAAGTTATCTCCGTACTTGTTATTGAAAGTCCAAAGGAACTTGTCTATCCAAGTATCTATTCGGCTTGCAATAGCATCAGGCACATAGTAGTAATCGGAATTGCCATACTTTCTGACGTGCTGTTTGCCTGCTGCTTGAAGGTATAGCCATTGCTTTTCCATATCCTCAGGCAACTCTCCAGTATAGAGCGCACTCTTGTAACCTTTCTGAGCTGCATTGAGAATGAGCATATTCAGCAACGTGGATTTTCCGCATCCTCTGAATCCCGACCAAACGGAAACTTGCTTGCGTCTGAATCCCAATCCTTTTTCGTCGATATAGGGTATTCCAGAAGGTATGTAGTCTTTGAGGTCTATCTTTGGTCGTTTGATTTCAGACATCTTCAACCATATCTTACCTTTCTGCTCCTGCTGAATGATAGGTGTTGTGACTACTGGCTGCTGAATGATAGGCTGTTTATACATCTGAGGTTGAGGTGTATAATCCCTATCGTAGGCATCCGGCTCGAATAGCAGACGAACATCACGCCACGTTTTGCCTGAACAGCTATTGTGAAAGCAAAGGAAACCTATTGCTCCGCTATCCCTTTGGAAGATGACCGCATCTTTATGCTTATGTTGGTCGTTAAAGGGGCAATGGTCGAGAATGTATTTTGTACCACCTGCCACACGCTGAGTAGTGTAACCGATACCATGCTTATTCAGGAACTCCACCAAGTCGAACTTCTCAGAGGAATAATTATTGTACCTATTCGGCTTTTCTTCCTCAGGGTACATCGCCGCAATCTTCTTGAAATAGGCAATATCCGTTGGCTTGATTTCAGAAGGAACATAAACGACTTGTGACTGTCGCCAAGGTCTATCGGGTGTATTCTCTCCCTTACAAGCGGTAGTACCAGGCAACTTACTGATTCTGGCAAGATTGAATACCTTTTCATCCACTTCTATATGTTCATCGGAAAAGAACAGCGAAAGGACTTGAAGGAATTTCTTAATCGTTTCGGTAGCTTCTGGCGACGCTG